GATTTGACTCGCGACCTTCCATATCATATCTAACTGTTGCTTATTCTTAGCTTGAGTCGCCTTTATCTGTGCTTCAGTTTGTTTTCTGCGGATATCTTGGGCTAACAAGTTACGTTGGATCGACCCTCTATTCTGAGATGTCAATCCTTTAGAGAATCCAACACCTTTACCACCTGCTAAACCTGTGCCTAATGCAGCGAGGGATTTGATAAGTGGCTTATATTTACTGAAAGTAGATTCTTCGAGTTCTTCAGGTTCTACGATTTGTTCAGGCATAATTATCTCCTATTAACCTGGTCCGTCAAAAAAGTCTAAGACATCACCAAAAGCATTTCCGATTATTTCCCACTTCTTTAATTCAAGCTCTTCTTCCGTAAACTCAAAACCTTTTTCATCAACAAACTGTTGCCACTCGAACATCGCAGCATTTAATTTATTGTCAACTTCCTGTTGCTGCTCGTTAGATAATTGTGACCTAAGATTAATAAGCCCAATTAACGCAGTCTGAGTATTCATGTCAGCCCTTTGTTGCGCTGCTGTCTGAATACCCACAATACCTTGAGACAGTGCGGTTTGTTGGCCTCTCAATATCCCCGATATGTCAGCAGGTTGTGCCGACCCTGATCCCCAGCCACCGGCAGCCAAATCTTTCCCTGCTAATGCACCTTGGGATTGAAGTATTGAATTAAGGTTAGATATTTGGCTGTTAGCTAAGTCAGTGTTAGCCGACTGATCCATCAGGCCTAATAATTGTTGGTACAGTGTGGCTGTGAGCGCATCTATTCCAACAGGTGCCTCTGGTTCTGGTGTAGGCGGTGGAGCTACAACATTTGGTGATTGCTGTGTCTCAGGTAAGCGTTCCTGCTCTTGCAACGCCTGTTCCTGTCTTGTTCCATCTAAAAATTGATCTGTTGACCCTGTTGCTCCTGGCATCTTACACCACCTTTATATTTTCTTTAATAACATTTCAAATTCAACGGAACACTCAGATGTTCCGACACTCATCACACCCATAAAACCAACGTCACACGGTCCAGTGAACGGACCCTTAGGCGCAACTGTGGTAAGCGCATATCCACCCGAGATACCGACCTCTCGCTCTACCAATCTCATTGTACCAGAAAATGGAGTTGTCACATCATCAGTGTGCTCCCTCTTAAAAAAGTATATATCGGCAGTTTTTGATGAATCAACAAAAATATTCTTCGATAACAATCTACCTTCGTATCCATCGGGAATAGTAACGACACCGATCTGCGACTGACCGACAGGGAATGGTGTCACTGGCATTGTATCCCATACCGTACCGCCACCTGTGCCTTGTAATGTGAGAATGCCTGCGTGAGATCCAGTCGACTCGTCAGCATAGACACCTGACCTCGATACATACCATCGATACATGCGGAATCTATTAGCGCCTAACGCAACTGCTGTGGTTCCATTTAGCTCCTTAACTACCGTGACCTCATTCCAGCTTGAGTCCAATCCGATCAGCGTAACCTCTTGCGCGCCTGTTCCTGCTGCCGTATCATTGGCATTATCAGACACAACCTCCAATGCCTGTACTGTCGATGGAGTTTGATATGTTCCAGCGTTAGTGATAGGCGACATTGTAGTTGTCAATGTGCCAGCACCGAACTTATGGATCAATGAATACCCTGGGATTTCTCCCTCGGCAACTCTTAAATACCAAGGCTTAGGATTAAAATCTGCCATATTTATCTCCTCTGTATGCCATTTTTTATTGACAAATGCACTTAGGTATGCCTTCCCTGCTCTATCAAACGATAATCTAATCTCACCCTCGAACCCATCCTTTCCATCCCTGATGTCAGGGAGTCTGTCATAAACAAGCGTGCTCGCGTTACGGTCTTCGATCTCAGTCTGTATGAGCGCCTTGATCTGATCGACTTCTTGAATGCCAAGCATTATGCCACCGTCCTGCGTTTACGGATTGGTACGGCAGTAACTGAAATCTCATTGATTTCGGTATCGTAGCTACTATTGCTAGTAGTTGTCACTTTAATTTGGATATTATCTAATCTCTTAAAAATCCGTTTTCGATTCTGGACTAAAGCTGATGTCTGTGTAATGGTAAAGCTGCCCAATGATGTCGCGCCATAATTGCCATATACAGTAACCGTCAAATTTCCAGTGCCTTTAGAGATAATGTCAATACTCTTTACCATCCACTCACGGTCTTTATCGAACTCAACTATTGGCGACTTCACTGTCCCAGCTATATTACCTATACCGCCTGACTGCTCCATCTTATATGATTGCATTGATAGTGTATATAAGATTTCACCGTCAGGAGTTGAGAATAAATCATTAACCGAACCGCTACTTACCGTACTGTCTAAAGTCCAAGATTTACTTTGCAGATTAAAAATATAGACAAGACCAGTGTTCGGGTCTATCATTCTATATTGATTTAGCTTTGCAAAAAAAGCACCCTGGAAATTAACTTTACTACTAAGAGCTTGGTAATCACTTTTAAACGGAGTAGCGATTGGTACAGTATTTACACCATCGAAGAAATAAATATTATCCTTGCCGGCGAAAATAATCCCACCTGGCACCGAAACGACTGACCTCTTGGCTATACACCCAACCTCGTCATTGGCAACACGCATAGTCCATGATGCCATGCGACCACCACCGAAATCAATATAGTGGAGAGAGTTTTGTTTTAATACCACCAGTCCACTATTAAGTTCCTCAAGCCCCATTACAGCATCAGCCTGTTTAGTTCGTATATCAATATGAGATGCCAAATCCTGACCGAATACATCATTATTCCATGTTCCATTCGAGTGAGGCTGTGCTGCGGCAAGCCTAAAGACAAACTGCTCATAAGAACCATTAACAGGTTGCCTCATTGAGCCAACGATCCTGCGACCACGAATCATAGTCTGAACATCACAGTACCCAATAGCCTTTGGGTCTGACGGATAACTACCGACACCACTAGCATCAGCTATATCCATCGAGCCAAATCCTGTACGGTCAGAATACTCGCCACCTCTTGCGACCCATTTTGTATTTGTTAATGATGCTGTATATCCAGCACCGACCACTGGAGGCCATGATGTTTCTGAGAAGAGAGATGTATTCTCAAACAGGTAAAAATTCACAGCATCAGTTGACACATAGAATAGAACATCTGTCATTCTGTACGACATAAACATCGGCGCACCAGAAATATTACCTCCCTGTACATAAAGTGACTCATCAGTGACTGTAGCGCCTAATGTATTAAAAAAGAAATTCATTTTTGCGATAGCGTATGGATACTCGCCAGATGAAGTCGCTACCGTTTGGACTCCTGAATCAAAAGTATTAGGGGGTCCTTCTTGGTGTCCATCATACATGTAAGATGCTTTGAAATAGTAAGTATCTACTGGTGGGGGGTCGTTAGTGGTTGTGGAACCTACTACGAGAGACTCGCCAGTAACACGTAATAAATCTTGATTTTCACATACCCACCCTGCCATAGAATACCCAGGAGCTTTGGTTGTGTCAGCAGGAGAACTCGCAGCATAAAAAATGTCGGTATCTATATACCCAAACCATAATCCACGTTCTTGATCATTGCTCGAACCAAAATTTATCCGTAAGTCTTCATTATCAAGCAAGAATGAAATGTCATTAACATCATCCACATCTAAATCATAACTGGTAGCTGCGCCAGCAGGAGCATAATAGCCAATCAATGGATAACGCATCAAAAGAATGTCATCTGATGGTGAACCACCAAGAGAATTAGCAGTCGTAAGATCCCATAAGCCCAACCCTAACGTATCATATACACTATCTGTCACTATAGAACTGATACCCTGGGTTAAATTGATTATATAATAACCTCTTTGAGCATTAGCCACTTGACTCATTGAGCCAAGATCCAATACAGTGTTTGTAGTTGCAGTTCTCGCCCCTGCCCCTGCTGCAACATACTCAGTCAAATCTCGCCATCCACTTACATCGGCAGGCCTTGCAAATAGAGTAGTGTTGACAGCGTAAACCTTCCATAATGAGCTAACCTGTCCAATCACTATCGTTATTGTCTGTGCTGAAGGCTTTGTCACCTTGTACTGGAAAACCCTCTCAATGCTCAATCCTGCTGGGACATTTGAGAGTAGCGCCGACAAGCCCTTTATGTCGACCAATTTTCCACGCTTATCTATATTGAAGTTAGTAATCTCTACAGAAGACCCATCCGGCAGATCTAATGGATCATCCTCAGAATTATAGCCACCACTCCAATCACGCCAGCGAATCCGTTGCATTGGTTTGTTCTGAGGTACAGGAATACTAGGTGCTTCGCCAAGCCTAGACATCTAATGGGTCCTTACTCGTAATAATCGGCGCTGTGTACTCTGCCTGTCTCGATGACATATCATTTGCCATCTCACTCATTGTCATTTTGAATAACGCCAGGAAATGATTATGCAAATCAATATTGTTTAATTGGCTCGCAACGCGATAAGAAGCCCCTAGAACTATCAAGTCATGGTAAGCCTCATGTATGTCCGGAACATCGGCATCAGCCGTCAATACGGTAGGTAATGCCCTATACATAAATATCCCTGTCTGCACGGCTGATGGGATTGGGTATAGCCCATACTTATCAGCCTCACGATCAATGTAGTAGTAATATGGTTGTCCAGTGTCAGCAGTTGTGGTATAGAGTGTCCGGATATACTCTTCAGTTGTGTACTGTAAGAATGTACTCGCTACCTTTGCCATTGTAGACTTGTGGAATAATGTCGGCAATGTGTATTGCTCTTGAGCAGCAACAGTTGTAATAGTATCAGTCGCCTTTAGCGATAATGACTGTCTTACAATTTCTTTTTGCGCTAAATTAATCATCAAGTTAATAGAAGAGTCGGGCATGTTCTTAGTATCTGAGTCAGTATTGCGTTTTACAATACTTCTAATTTGTTTAAAATTCACTGGTCATTACCCCTTTCCTCTGCTCTTTCAGATGTGAGTTCATTACCAAAGGCTTTCTGAAGGTCATTCCACTTGATCATAATTTCTTGTTCTTTCCCATCTGTAGGCATCCCTAATCTCTGCAATGCTTTTTTCTCAGCAAAAGAAACCACCATGTCCTGGAACTCGATTGGCACATCCATAGCCAATGAGCTTGTCATAGCAATTGGATTGCGGAAATAGTATAATGTTAGCACACCAACTGTGGGTGCGCTAGAACCGGCAAAGACATCAAGCTCAGTACCAAAATGTGATACAGCCCTTGTCTCATCGTAATCACAGATACCACCAAGCTCAGTAAAATATTTTTCATCGTAAAACGGAACAAGCCCATTATCGGCATCAACGAGCTTGATAATTCTCATAATACTTAGGGATGATATATCGATAGTTCCGGATGATATAGTGACCGTTGCTTTCGTTCCATACCAAATACTATTAATACCTGACAATTTCATAGCAACATCATACTGTCCCAAGTTTAAAAATTTGTCAAGTTCAGAGTCAAGTATCTCACTGCGGTTTGCTTCGGGGAGTCTAGCGCGAAGGTCGTTCCGTAAAGTCGCTAATGTTATGCTAGTGAGTGCCATTATCTGCCTCGATTCAATTTATTCATTCCAAATTCTTTTCTCTCAAGCATCATAATTCTCTGATAAAATTCATTCTTCTCTGTTGCAGACTGCGCAACATCTTCTCTCGCAATCGCCAATGCAAAAGCATAAGAGACTATCAGACTAGCGAATCGATCCGGTAAAATTATTGCGCCTTCTGTTGGTGCGGGGGTAAATCTAAATTTAATAGTAGTATCGCCATCAGGTGCCATATCAGGGCTGTAGAAAAGTTTCCCATCCTCAAACCAACACACAGGATTAGTGGTGCTTGCGGCGTACTCTGAAGTTCTACCAGGCTCGATGATTCTTAATCTAACTATAGATGTGGTAGCGTGGGCTGAATCGTAAATAATCAAATTGGTTAGTTGCTGTATCAATGCAGTCGATGGCAATAATACAGAATTGGTAGAGCCAATCTCGACTTCATCTTCTACCTCTTGAATATCAAAAAAGGCATCCGATGGCAGAAGTTGCAAGATCTCGTGTTCGGCAAGATATGTATAGTCCTGAAGTTCCGCATCAGTCCATGCCGATGCCGATGCCTCGGACAACCTTGTCCTTAGTATTGTTTGTATATCTGCGAATGCTAATGCCATTAGATGCCTCTTTTTTATTAAAAGGGGTGATGGTTAGACCACCCCTTTAGTTACCCTACAATTTACAGATCAGTTGCAGCAGTGTAAATAGCGACATGGGCAAAATCAACACTGTTAAAAACAGCTTTGATGTTTCCACCAGTGGCACTTGAATCATAGCGATTCTGCATAAAACCAGCAGAGATACCTAATTCATTACCATAGTCGAATGTTTTTTCACGCCAAATTGTCTGACGGTTGTTTGCATGCACAAGTGCCTGCGCTCCAACCATTGATGCCATTGCACCGTGAATCGTTGAACCACCGTAATCATCGCCTGTACTCACATCTTCATGCTCATACAAGAGAACACCATCAAACTCACCCATTGAATCGGTGAAGATAGGATTAGTGGATCCGCGAGGACCAGCTTCGCGCTGTGCCTGTAGCCATTCAGCATCGCGTTTTAGGTCATAGGCTTGCTCAGGGGATACGATCATCATGTAATATGATTTTCCTTCTACCCGAACAGGACGAATGCGACTGTGGTCTCCGGTAGGAATCTTACAGCGAGCCTTTGCCTTTGATATCAACGCGGGAGTTAATAGGTCAGTTGTAGCGATACTTGCCTTGGCAGTACCAACCACATTGGTAGGTGACAATGCGAGAGCAGAGAAAAAGTATCCATCTTTGATCTCAGCCAACCATACCTTGAGTGCATCGAGAGCTTCCATGCGGAAACTGTAGAGATATTTACCTTCGAACTCTTCACCTTCAGAGCGTACAGCATTTCTAAGTTGTGAAACCACAACAGAGAAATCGTACACAGGCATATTCTCTTCGTTACCTTCGAGAGTATCATCGTTTTCAACACCATTACCAGAAAGACGAGCGCGAAGACCAAACCGGATAGTATCACCCTTTTTAGCATTTAACTCGTTCTTGACCTGTACAACATTATTTGAACCTGTACCCATGAATTTAGACCAGAACTGATCCTTGTTCACTTCATGGTAAAGTTCCTTGCTCCATTCTTCTACTTGAAGACCAGAAGCCCAACTAGCTACACCAGTTTTCATTTTCTAATCTCCTTATGCTATCTTGACGAAATCTGCAAAAACAAGAAGTTTTGCAGCATCGGCAGCATCATTAAAAAGAACATCAATAGTATCGGCAGCAGCGTGATATACACCACCTGTAAAGGCGTATGCACTGCCTAGACTCTGGTCCATACCATTAACTACGTTACCATCAAAACCATCAATATAACCATCAACGTCACCACCAGTTAAACCGATGTCAACAGTTAAGGTTCCACCCTCTGCGGTCAAGCAGACGATACCCACATTCTTCACCATATAACCAATGGGAATCGAGAGGGCTTGCCATACAGCACCACTAGAGATATTATCAACAGCACAATCTAGCACTGCGGATTGATAACCGCCAGCAGGGACTTGTAAGCCACCTTGCTTCAGTAGAGAAGCGGTATATGTTTTTCCAGCCATTATTGGCTCCTATTCATTTTAAGCATCCCTTAAAGCCTGTTCCCTTTCTTCTTTCGGGATATTTCCCCATTCGGATTGAGTCTTGTCAGCATACTTCGGCTCAGGTTTTCCACCACCACCAGTATCGGTGAGAGTATCGACCTGCTCCTTAATCTGCTCACTCTTCTTCTTTCCATTAGGGACTTTATCAGTCTCTTTGGAATGCGATTCGTTTGCATTCATAACAGTATCCGCATGTTCTAAATTGTAGATACCGTTCTTATAGGCAAATTGAGCAACCTTCTCTAAATCAGCCTTCGATTTATCGGGATGATTCTTTATGAAGTCACCGATCATTTCCAGCCTATCCTCTTCAGCTTTCACCTTAGAGTCATTAGCTTTCTTCTCGGTTTCACGTTTCTCAACTGCCTCTTGCGCCCATTTCTGTTGGAAATACTTAGCATTATCCTCATCATAAGGATCGTACTTATCGTAAGGTTCTTCCTTTTTCTCCTCGGCAGGAGCCGGCTTTACCTTGCGAAGTTCACCTAATTCGGTTCCCTGTTTTCCAATCAGCGATTGTGCGCTGTCATAGCTTTCGATAGCTTTCTCTTCACTCGCAAAACCTCGCTGTTCCCACCAGGTTTTATCTTGTTTAGAGTCGTCATCGGATGAAGAGTTGTCCTCGCCAGGATTGTCCTTATCGGATTCCTTCTTAGAATCTTCGTCTTCGATCTGCTCTTCGAGTTTCTTCTGAATCTCGTTGTTTTCTTCTTCTGTAATAGGCATAAGTTCCTCCATTGGGTTTGTCCTATTCTATTAACTTGTACTACCACCTCGGCAGTATCAATAAGCTATAATATTTTCAAAAAGCTCCGCTTATGTTAAGCGGTTAAATCTAAAGCTGCTGAAGCTGGATTGGCTGGCCATGCATCGCCTGTTCCACCAATGCCAAGTACGGCAGCGTAATCTGTATCGGTTAAACCATCAGCATCGAGCTTGGCAAGTAATGCAGCGTAACTCGCTGATTGCGTAGTTCTATCTGTTCTCAACTCATTTGCCAGTGCTTGCGTTGCAGCTAAAACGGCATAAAGGTCTGGCTGGCTTACGCCCTGCGCTGACAATAAAGCATCGTCAATAGCTGCCGAAGCAGGATTAGCTGGCCATGCAGCACCAGTGCCTCCAACGTCAAGCACGGCAGCATAATCAGTATCAGTGACACCTGAATCTAAATCGAGTTTAGCCATAAACGCAGCGAAGCTAGTTGCCTGTGTAGTTCTGTCTGTTCTCAACTCATTAATGAGCAATTCGGCAGCAGCAATAAAAGTCACCATGTCTTCCTGGCTCATATCAATATCTGTAAAAACTGAGTCATCGAGAGCAGCAGCAGTTGGATTTGCTGGCCATCCAG